CCGCCTTTTGCCGGTCGCCACCGGGCGCAGATCGGTCAATTTTCAGGGTTGACTTGACGATGCGCAACACGTCGTCATCGCGTGTTTTGATGGTCTTGCCCTCGGCCAGTTGCGCCTTCAGGTCGTCATCTACTTGTATGTCAGTCTCCAGCGTGACCGGCACCGGCGACAGGTCAGAGCGAAGCACGGCGGACTTGATCAAGTCGGCGCGAATCTGCTGGTTGCTGGAGGTGTAGAGGATCATGCGCCTATCAAGTCCAATTGCGCTACATTTTGCGTAGTTGCTTGCTCATTTTTGACGGGCGCTGCGGGGTGATTTGGCATAAATTCAGAAACACAATGCGGGCTGCACCACAGGGTTTCACCTGCGCTGTTGGCAACGGCCTCGTCGGTTTTGGCGTAACCCAATCTGGCTTGCCACTTGCGGATGTGCCAACCGTGCTCAAGCAGTGCGTCGTGTTCGTTGACGTGGCCACACAAAACTATTCTGATCTTGGGGTTGTCGCCATTGGCTGCGCACCAAGCCTGCACGTCTTTTGCAATGCCTTGCTTCATGCCGCCCGCGCCGTAATCCATCGCACCCTTCTCGTATGGTGGGTCGAGAAAAATACCAGTCAGGCCATGCCTGGTAGTTACGCTGTCTTTCACTACCCGGCTCCAGTCTCCGCAAGTGATGCGCACGTCACGCAAGCGGGTATGCAAGTCATTCATCCAGTTAAAAATGAATTCGCGCCTGGTCATAGTGCCGGTAGCGCGGTTGATGCCCTGACCACGGTGCAGATGCGGGAGTTGGCGGTTGATGCCCCGGCCAGCATCGCCTAGATGCGGAATGATGTGTTTATTCCCACTTCGTGGACGCTTGTCCCAATTTTCACCGTTATGCGTCCACGGGCTTTTTCCTGCAACCCAACCACAGGCAATTGAGTTGCACATCCCCCAACACCACCATCCAGCCACTTTGGCATCAAAAAAGTTCGGGTCTCCAAGTTTTTGCTTAAACTCATCTCTTTGTTTTGTTAACCACCAGTTTCTAGCTTCGAGATCAATCTCATTCACTGGCCAATCGGCATGGTGCGCCACAGCATCGGGATCGTGTGCAATGGCGCGCCAAAAGTTAGCCACAAAGCCATCAAAGTCGTTTGCAGTTTCAACGCGTTTGCCATCAGGTGCGCCAAGCAGCATGGCTGCGCTGCCCATAAAGGGTTCGACGTAGTTTTTCACATCGCCCAATGCGGCCCACACCTCAGAGACTGCACCGGACTTTCCTCCAAAATAGGGGAATGGCGCTTTTAAGAGAGTCGTCATACCGTCACAATCAAACCAACAAACGCTTGGTGCGGCAATTCCAGCTCCATTTGCATGATGTCTGCTGCTACCTCGCTGGAGGCGCGCCCGTAAACATCCATGCCCAGTCCGCGTGAGGCCTCCAGCTGCAGCGCTGTTTCGCGCTCCACGTAAAGCATGAACAGCGACCGGATCAGTGCCCACTCGGACTCGCTGATCTCGGTGGTGTCTGCAATGGACGGGATGGCCGCAGCCGGAATGACCAGCGGGTCAGGGATGCGCGAGATGATCTGCGCATACCCGGCATAAAAGTTGGCGGCCGCAATGGCTTGCGCCAAAACGCCCGCTGCATCCAGCAAGTTGCCAGCAGGCCGCTCAGTCAGCGCAAAGCGGTCTGCCAGTTCAGCCAGTGTTGCCATTAACGGTAGGCGCTTTCATCGCCAGGCGTAGATGTACCACTCACAGTTTCCCCGTAGTAGTGGTAGAACATAGTGCCGGTGATCATCATGGGCTGGGTGCGGTTTTCCCAATCACGGTCAACCGGGTCGGCCTGAATGGTGCACTTGATGATCTTTTTGGCGACCAGGAATTTTTGCGGCGTACCCTCGTAAATCTTGGCATTGAACTCGCCGCCTTTGGAGATCAAGTCGATCAGCAGCTTATCGATGTGCCCGAGCTGGGTTTCCTGGAAGGCCACGGCGCCCTGTTGATGGAACTTGACCTGGCCCTTTTCCCACAAAGCCGCGCCCAGCACGGTGGGCACCTCAATACCCTCTGCGGGCGTCAAAATTGGCCATGGGCATTGCTTTGCCAGCATGTAATACTGCTCAAAGCCCTCAATTTCAAAGGTGAAATCCGAGTTGATGATCTTGTGGCCAAGGCCTACGGTGACATCGTGAAATGATTTGAGGTAAGCGGCGTTTGAGACGGTCATGATGGTGTCCTTGAAGATTGACTGGCTGATGCGTCAAACTTTAAGATTCACCATCACCCGCAAACAGGGGTGTTTTCCGTGTTCAGCGTGACCTTGATACCGTCTTGGCCACAATCCCGCACGCTCGAATCACATCATTGAGCCGATTGACGATGGCGGACTGCATTTTCAGATCCGACTCACGCCCTTTGCGCCAATTCTCAAACGGCTTGCCTTCAAAGAACTGGCGCGCCACACTGGACTGCATGTCAAGCGCGGCAGGCAGCGGGGTGTTGGCATACAGGCTCAGGCTAGAGGCCATATCCATCAGGTTATCCGACCATTTCAAGCGCCATTCTCGAGAGGCAGGAACGAACTGGAAATCGGGCGGGCGGTAAAGCGCCACCTCCTTTTGGCAAGGCCACCAGGCCATCGGGCGCAAACTCAGCCCGCAGCAGGTGGTGCAACTTGTCTCGGCCCTCTGCGTAGCGTGCCATCAGGTCAGAGAAATCGCTCTCCGGGTAGCCTGCGATCACCTTCATGCGGGCAGCCAGAAATTCATCAAACGCACCCTCCCCACTGGTGGGCTCCACCGGCACTTCACTCACCAGCACCAGTTGCGCCGCCATGCTGCCAAGCAGCCAATGCAGGCGCCCGCTGACGCCCTCCACTTCTCCCATGGAGCGTTCAATCGACTCCGCCATAGCGCCGGTCATGTGCCTGATCTGCCATTCATCACCCCCCACGGCGCCAATGCCCAAGGCGGCCACCGGCAAGGCGATGTCAGTAGCGCCGTCGAGGTAGTCCGAATAGTGGCCATCCCCCAATGAAAAGTCAGGCCCGTCTTCGTGCACCGAAGCCAGATAATGGCAAACCACCAGCATGCGCTCTTGCACGGTCCATTGCGCCGGATCTTCGATGCCTTTGACTGAGCCTACCGCTTTGCGCAGAAAAGCGGTGCAGTTGGCTTGCTCAAGGTGCACCGGCATAGCCGCCAAGGCAATCGACTCGCCAATGGACAGCTCGCGCAATTGCACGGTAAGCCGTCGGGTTCTAAGTACAGGAAAATTGATCACATACCTCTCCTTGTTGAAGCAAAGACTGAAGGAACTCTGGAATCACGCCAATCGGGCGCATCGAATGCCGTCAGGGTGCACAGCGTCATGGGTACCAGCAGTTCGGTGTACTGGCCGCTGGCATCAATGGGTGAACTCATGGGATGCCCAATGGATTCGATCACCAGAGGCGAATAAAGCCGGGTTTTGTATTGCATGGCGATGCAGACGGGCGTCAGGGATGGGTACAAGCCCTTGGCTGTCTCATCGCTGATGCTCTGTCCGTTCACTGTAACTTTTTTGACAGCCGCCAACCCGGACAAGATAGCGCCGTCTTTTGACAGGCTCTGAGGAAGCGCCCATTCCATCAGCTGGCTGAATGGCACTTCAACCTCTCCGCTTGAGTCTCGCCATGCCCTGAACATGGCCGTGACCTGAATTTTGACAGGCGGCATGCCGGTGAACACCTGCACGGAGTTGAGCTTGGTGATGCCGGTGCGCCCCTCAAACTTGCTGACAAAATCAGATGCCTTGCCACCTTGGTCAAAAAATGGTTGGAGCGATCCAGATTGCAGCATGGCCGATATGGTCGGAAGGCCGTGGTCAGACCCGGCGTTCTCAAACGGGCTTTGCCAGCTCAGCGACACCTCCATGTTGGACTCCGTCAGTGGCGCATGGACAGTGACATCCTCTTGCGCCTTAACCCAGGTGCCGTCCTTGGCCTTTTCGACCCGGTAAAAGTGGGCGATCAAGTGAGGCGACAACCCTCCCCATATCGACGTTAAATCGGCCATCAATTCTTCCTCCAGTTAAAAAGGGTGCCCCCGCTTGCGACAGAGACACCCCACACCCAAAAGCCGATCTACATTTACATGTGCATCTTGGTGCGCATGCGCATGGATTTCATGCGGTGCATCCGGGCTGATGCACTGTGACTCTTCATGTGCATCTTGCGAATGCCCATCTTTTGCTTGGCCGACAATCGAACCACACCAGAGATTCGCTTATTCACGCGCATTTTCTTGCCGCCACGGATTACGAAGCGCTTGCGGTAAGCCGCATCCAGGGCTACACCATCAAGTGCCATGCCTGCCTGTGAGCCATGAAACTTTGCCATTTTTTTATGGTAAGTTTTGGCTTTTTTGGTGGTTGCCTCGGCCGCTGCCGCCTTGTGCGCGAAGTGCGCTGTGGTGTGTGCTTTTTTGGTAGACCTGGCATCCCCATGACGCTCGGCATGCTTGGCAGAAATAGACGCACGCACAGCCGAACTAGACGAGGCGCCGCCTTTTTTGAACTGGTTGCCCCGGAATGGGTGCCCCTTGAAATCACCATCGAGCACGGCTTCTTTTTCATTACCGTCTTCATCAACCTCGGGGGTGGCGTCCCATTCGTTTTCAGCGGTGTAGCCATCAAGGTCTTCGGCTTCCTGGTCGTTGTCGCCAAAGACAAAATCATCCAGATCAGAGTCAGACTGCTCGCCGTCTGGCAATGCGGCCGCAACCAGCTCGCGTACCCGGTCGGCGGTGTCGGCGTCCCAGTCGTTGAGCAATGCGCCGGCGTCTTCATCGGTCACGCCAAGTGTGCCCAGGTAATCCCAGGCTGCATTGAGCACCACATCAAGCACGCCCTGCTCATCTTCATCAATCTCGCCATTTTTGTCAGCATCCACAATTCCTACCATCAAAGACATCAAGCGGTCAGCGCCGGATTCACCTTCATCAAGGTCATCGGTTTCAGCCCATTGCTGCACGGCGGCGGCGGCGCTCAAAGTCAGCTCTTTGACGGTAAAGTCATCAGCGTTTGACATTTCGTCATTTTCCTCAGCCACAGCATCCAGGACTTTGGCGGTCTCGCGGTGGCTCATGGCGCGGCGCATTAGTTCGGTCAAACTCATTACTTTTCTCCTTGTTTGGAACCGCCCAGCCATCAGGCCGGGCGATTGATGGGTTAGCGTGTCAGCGTCTGGGTGACAAAAATCTGACGCACCGTGCCGTCATAGCGCAGCCAGTAGCTGACATCCATGCGGTCGTAAGGGCGAACCTCATTGGGTCGAACGTCATACTTGAATGCCTTTCCCGCCATGGATGGGTCGTTTGACGGAACCAGCCAACCAGAGGCCTCAGCGCCTGCAAACAACTCGCCCAAAAAGTCATTCATGCGCTTAACCGAGATTTGCATCGGCAGTTGCAGAATGTCTTTGCTGAAGCGGGTTACTGCATCATCAATGCTTGTTGACATGTCGGCTACCGAAATCAGCTTTTTAAGGCTGGATTCGACCAAGGCGGAAGTCAACGAGTCACGGAACACATAACGGCCGCCACCGGTGTATACCTCAAACAGAACAGGGTTGATCTTGGCTTTGGCAAGCGCATTCAACTCCTGCCCGGTGGGGCTATAGGTCTGCGTCACGCGAACCCGCTGGATTGGCCACTGGCGGCCCGCCACCACGTAGTTCTTTGGCGCAAAGCCCTTGGCATTGGTCTGTGCATTGCGCCCGCAAGCGTAAGCAATGTTCAGCGTAGCCACACCAAAATGACCCTTGGCATTAACGCCAGTTGGATCATCGGACTTGAGTGGCGCCCAAAAGGCGTGCATCAGGTGAGCGGTTGGGCTGGCACCCATGTTCAACTGCTCGACGAAGGTGATCGCAGCCTCTGGGTTCAGGTTACCCGGGATGTCAAAGCGCAGTTGCCGGTTGGTGTCAAACGCCAGCTGCGCCAGTTGCGCCAAAAGGCCGGGGGCTTGCGTGCCACCACTGGAGATGTAGGCATAGTTGAACACGGTGTTTTGCAGCAAGACCCGTGCAGCCATGTAGTCCGCTGTGGCGTAACCCATTCCGCCCTCAGTGAAGCACACCAGCGTGCCGGACTTGGCCCATTGCTCTTTGCCGTTGGCGTCGTAGCCATAAGCCATCGAGGTGGGCTCAATCGCTGCACTTGCACCCGTCACACCGACAGATACCTCAACTGCATCAGTCAAAGACAGCACCACATCAGGCAGATAGGACGAATTGCCGTAATCATCTCGCGCGGCAGGGTCAAGCGAGCCCGTGAATTCATACAGCAGAACGCCGTCTTTGTCACGGATGCGCAAGGTCACCACGTTGTTGGCAATAGCCACGCCGCCGACCTTTTTCTCGTCCGCTCGGACTTCCAGCACAATGCCGTCGTTGTAGCACTCCAGGTGCTTCACGCCGATCAGGTGCCCGGTGGGTTCGGTGGGAGTCACGGCAAACGCGTTGGCAAAAGTGACAGGCGTCACAGTCAGGCCAGCCCAACTGATGGCAGCCGCAGGCGTAGTCAGGCGCTGCACCACGGCCTCATAAGCGCCGTTGTTCAGTGCCTCTACCACATGCACCCAAGCTTCATTGAGTGCAGATGTGCGGATTTGTTCGCCCTTGCCCAACTTCTTGAACACCGTGCTTCGGTCAACCTTGAAAGGCTTGTCAATGCGGCCACGGGTGGCGCGCATCACGATGCCAAAAATCTGGTCATCGTTGCTGCTTGTCGGGATTTCTGAATTGTCAACCAGGGGATTAAGCTGGACGCCAGATTCAGCACCGAGTTGTCGTACAAATGCGGTACTCATTTACAGCCCCTTACGCAGCAGTGGCTGCAACAGGTTGCGTGGCTTTGCCTTTGACGGGCGCAATCACTTCAACCTCTTCGATGGTCACGGCAGAGGCAAAGCCATTGAGTTCTGCAATCTGTTCAATACTGGAAGCTAGGCGCTGGAATGCGTCAGCACTCTCAATCACGACTGCCTTGACGCGGCCCGCTGCATTGGCGCAGTGGCTTAAAAACAGGCCTTCAACTTCTGGGAAAACCGCGTTGCAAGGCATGTTGTTGGTGACCACCACGGCCAGTGGGTACTTGACTTTTGAAAACTCAGCTGCTACTAGTTCGTTGGCGTCCTTCCCGGTGAGGGAAGGAGCGCCTAATTCGACTTTACGTGTCATATCAGTGCTCCTGTTTTTTGCCTTGGTTAGGCGAGATTGGTGACGTTGATCAATGCGCAACCCAAAGACGATGGGCCATGCGGGTTGACGGCGGTGAAGTTGCGGGCATAAAAGCCAGCGCCCTGACGCAAGTCCTGACCAACTGCCAATGGGATCACGGTAGGCGGCACAGCGTCGCCCAAAATGAACGGGTTTCTGGTCACATCGGTAGCGCGGCCAATGCAAAGCACCTGGCCAGCGTTAGCTGTCTCGGTCACCACCTTAGGTGAGTAGTACACCTCGTAGCGACCGAACAAGCGGCCAATGCGGAAGATGCATGGACGCTCGGCCACACCAGAGGGCTCAAACACCTCGCGCGGCAAGGCCATCAGCTGCGAAGCCAAGTTCTTGCCAACGTAGAGGTGGGTGATGCCATGGTTCATGGTGTCAAGCGCCATTTGCTGAGACACAGCGCCCAGCGTCGCACCAAAATCGCTCCAAATCTGAGAGCGATTCATTTGAGCCGAACGACTAGACCATGCAAAATCATGTGTGACCTGGTTGCCGGCTGCCAAACGCAGGGCTTTTTGCAGCACTTCGTAATGACGCTCATTGGCAAACTGCGCCTGAATGGCCAGCACCGACTCGCTGTAGGGGTCAAGACCCAGCTCATTGGCCATCTGGGTGCGGCTGTCAATGGTTTGATGGGTCGTCACGCGCCATGGCTTAGCGTACATCTTGTACGTATTCACTGCTGTGATGATTGTGGGGGTCAACTCAGGCGCACGCTCGTAGTCAATAAAACCCTCAACCACGACAGGCACAGTTACAGCAAGCGCTGGGCTGGTGGTCAAGGAATACAAACCGGTGTCGGTGTTGATCGTGCCGCCAATCACGTAGCTAGTGCCAGCCAGAACAATCGTGCCACTCACGGCGGAATTGCCAGAGCCGGTAGAGTCCACTTCGCGTGCCGCAATTTGGCCGTTCACGTAGACAATGGAGCGACCGCGCAACAGTTTGACAGCGGCACCGCCTGCGCAGGTGTCGTCGGTGTCCTGGATAGTAGTCAACGCACCCGTCACAGCGCCAGTAGTCACAGCGGGCATGCTCTTGTTGACGCGGGCCGATGTCACATAGGCGCTGCCAGATGCAGAACCGTCAAGCAAATCATTCTGGGCGTAGCGGCCATATGAGTTACCAGCCTGGTGCGTCATGATTGCCAGCACCGCTTCATTAGAGCTGATGTCGGCTGGTAGATAGTGCGCAAAAGGAATCGCGTCACCCATGGCCGACAAAATAGCCACTACGGCGCGGTTTGGCTGCAAGCCACCGGGTGCACTGGCGTTTGAGTCAGACGCGGAGTCCAGGTGGTAAGAGCGGCGTGCCGTATTGGTGGTGGCATAGGCCAGGTGCAGCGCTTGCTCAACCACATCCGCTGGGGCTGCAATGCCGTGCTGGGCTTCATACGATGCAACACCGTCCAAAATGGCACGGGTCACAACAGCAGCGCCGTCTTGCGCTTCGTCAAAGACGATTTGCAGGTTTTTTGGGACCTTGACCGTAGATCTTTGGTTGCTTACGCTGGAAATGAAGTCAGCCGCAGAGGCTGAATCAAAAGCGCCTGACTTGGAAGAGTTTTCTTTTAGAGCGGATACAAACTGGGCTACCTCAGCGGTGTCCCGGTTTGCGTATTCTTGGTAAACATTTTTACTCATGGCGCGTGTCCTTAAGGAGTGGTTTCAAACAAAAAAGATCAGCCATTCGCTGACTGATGGATAGTTTGGAACCCGCGCTGATGGTCAAATAGGGGTGTTTTCCGTGTTTGAGTGGATAGACTTCAGGCTTCAAACAGTTCACAGAACGCCGCCCATGACCCCTGACGATGAGATTTTGCGCCGCATGCTGGCCTTGAACCAGGCTGCAAACCAAGCCCAAGCCGCAGCCGCTGAAGCAAAATCCAAGAAGGCAAAGCCATGACCCGAGCACGCTACACCAAAGGCACAAACTACCAGCCCGATACGGCGCTGACAGAGGATGCGCTGCAAAAAGCAAACCATTGATTTACGTCAAATCGTGCTCTAGCGCACGTCTGTCGTGCGTTAATAGCTATTATTAATATAGCAACTACCCGGCCGCCACATGCAGGTCATCGCGCCGGTTGGCGATATACCTGGTGCTGTAGGGTGGAATATTGAGCATTGCCTCAACCCCGACAATCTCAAAAGCAATCTTCGCCGGGGCTGGCCCTTCGCCCAGCAGCAGGTACATCACGTCATACTTTTTTGGCACAAAGGTGCCCGGCATGCCCTCGGCCTCCTCGGGCTCGATCAGGAACCTGAACTCGTTGGCTGAACCATTGTTGGCGTCGCCTCGCTCCATCATGGCAGATGGCTGGAACATCTCGACTTGCAGCGAGTAGCCGTTGCCGACCCATGTGTAGGTGAACTGCTCTTCATCCTCGGACGAAATCACCCCCATACCCCCCAGCGTCGGCATGCCACTGACTACCTGCCCGGTGCGGGTGATGGTCTTTCGAAACACCTGACAGTTGAAAGCGTTGGGGTGATTGACAACCACGTTGCGAGACATGCGGTTGACGGCGGCGGGTACGTTGGTGAGCATGACGGTCCTTTGGGTTATGCGGCAATCAGCGCCATGACCTGTTCAGGTGTCATTCCGAACTGCTTGGCCATGGCAATCTGGCCTGGCGTCAGGCTTGATGTGTTGATGCTAGCCTTTTTTGGGGCTGCCTGTGATGCGTTTCTGCGCGTGGATGCCGTAGCCTTCTTCGGCACCGGCACCGGCTTTGCAGCCTCTGACAAGGCTTTGCGCTGCTTTGCGGCTTCTCGGGCTTGGGCGCGGGTGTCGGTGGTCTTGATGTCACGGGTACGCTTGTCTTGCTGCTTGGCCAGTGCCTCGGCCTCTTTGACGGTGGTTT